CACGGATCATGGAGCAGAACTACCCCAAGGTGATCAAGCCCGGAGTCATCTACTCAGGGAAGAGGGAACTCACATGGGGGGAAGAAGGGGGTAAGGGGTTGAACTCCAAGTACACACTCTCCTCAGTGGGGGGTGCTGAAGTGAGAGGGGATGCCATTGATTATTTGCATTGCTCCGAAATTAGCAGTTGGGGGGATAAGGCAAGTGAGTTCTCCATCGGGTTGCAGAATAACGTACTGACGGGGTATGAGACCGAGGTATGGCTAGAGAGTACGGCAAAGGGGGTGGGGAATTTCTTCTACGAGGAGTTCTGGAGGGCATGGAGAGGAGAGTCCGGCTTTCGTGCGGCGTTCTTCCCTTGGTTTGTGTTTGACGAGTATAAGACTGAATTAACCTTAGAGGACAAGAAGGGTGATCGTTTCAAGAATGACTTGGGGAAGCATAGGCGTTTTGGGGGTAAGGAAGAGATGGGGTTGCTTGGGGTTACGAAGACGTATGAGACGGACTTAGGGATATTCCGCTTTGAGATTACACTTGAGAATCTGAAGTGGCGAAGACTGTGCATCGACACACAATGCCAAGGGGATGTGTCTCTCTTCAATCAGGAGTACCCTGTGACAGAGGAGTCCGCCTTCATTTCTTCAGGGAGGTCTGTCTTCTCAACCTCTGCGCTGAATGCCCTTATCACCAAGTCTAACAACCTCTATGAAAATCGCCCCCCAGATAAGTATCGTGTCCCCGTAAACGAATTTCGCAGAGAACGGGGGGATACTTCGATGAAGTACTTCCTTGACCCTGACGAGTTTGGGGAACTCAGAGTCTGGAGTCATCCCGTGAAGGGGAGGGAGTATCGCTTGGGGGCTGATGTCTCTGAGGGGATAGAGATTAGCTCAAAGGACACAGACTGGAGTGTGGCTTGCGTGATAGATGCGGAGACATACGAGGAGTGTGCCATGTGGAGGGGGAAGCTAGACCCTGATCTGTTTGCGTGGGTATGCTCTGCAATCGGGAGTTACTATAACAAGGCACTTGTCGGGGTTGAGCGCAATAATCAGGGGTTGACCACGCTGACTAGCTTGCGAAATGTTCACGGATATCCCAACCTGTATTATGAGCGTGTGCTTGACGAGAGAACGGCTAGGAAGCAAAAGAAACTCGGATGGAACACGACACTGAAGTCGAAACCCCTACTCGTCAACAATCTCAGGGAATTGGTGCGTGAGGAGGCTATTCTTGTGCGCTCAAAGGAGATTCTGCATGAGATGAGTTCATTTGCACATCACCCAGATGGGAAGATGGCGGCACAGTTAGGGAGACACGATGATTGCGTAATAGCATTGGGGATTGCGGTAATGATGGCTAACCTCTACCCACCCACAATGATTTCAAGAAAGATGTCGAAAGAGGAGGCGTGGCAAGGAGATGGGAGTAGGAGTGGATACGAATAGGAACTCGCGGATACCCCCTCGCACTAAGGCAGGGCAGTCCAAGAAAGAGGAATGGGTTCCCCTGATCAAGTGGGGGATTCGCTCCGTACTCCCCATTCTGGAGCTTGCCTTGATAGGGTGGATCGTGTGGCTGGTGTTTAATAATGGGGATATCGGCAAGGAGATGCAGAACATACTATCAGCGTGTGTAGGGGGGCTGTTGGTGAATTACACGAAGATGAGCGGGTTCATATTCAGCAGGGAGTCAGATGACAAATAATACTTGTTTGACTTTTATGATTTATGGGGTACACTTAATTCTGTGAACGAGGCGCATGGTGTGTCTCGGTTCTAATTGAACCGTTCATAATATGAAAGGAAGTTATGTCTTTACAATCCACATTCTGGCATAAGGGCCAGAGAGATACGATTGGGAGTATGCCGTTTGGCGATAGCGTACCTGTCGCGGGAAGTACTCCGGCTCAGTTCAAGTGGTCTGCTTTCCCTTATGCGATTGCGAATACTGGCCTGATGTATAGCACCGGGGCGGGGCCGGGGGCTGGCGTTGCTACCAGTTCGATGGAAGCTCCCTCGACTGCTAATGCTGACAAGACGGTTACTGATGACAGTTCTACCACCTCTCGCACTGTGCGTCAGGATGCAAGGACTCTCTCTATCCCAGCTAATTCTCATTGCTATATTATTGGGACTGTGGATGCTACGGCTGATGGTCAAACCGATGGGACAGGGATGCGCCTTTATGCAGGGGAAATTGTGGGGGCGACTACGAGCCATGCAAATGGGGTCCAGACTGCAAAGCGTCCGGAGCTTGACTTGAATGAAGAGTGCCCGTTTGTCCAGATTTACTTCAAGAACGATACTGGTAGCGCATTGGTTATTGGTACTGCGACTTTGGCAACTTCTGGTAAGGCTGTGATGAATGGGATTGCCCACATCCCGGCTGACTAAGAGATGGGGGTGAAGGCGAACTGCCCCTTGACCCTCCTGTTTGCCTGATCCCCCTTTTACCCGTGTGGAGGCATGGCTGAAGAAACGCTGAATAAAACCAAGGACTCCTTAGCCCTTCTCGTCCAAGAACACTTTGGGATTGCCAAAGAGTATCGCGGAGCGTCTGGGGATGAGGAGATTTGGAGGGAGGCGTATGATGCTCACCGTGCCGTCCACCCGACCAAGGTGAATGGGGTACTCTCTCTTGCTAAGAAGAGGGGGGTCTTTATTCATCTTGTCCGCCGCAGGGTTAACTCTGCGCGGGTCAAGATCACTTCACTTCTGTTTGAATCCGGGAAGGTTCCTTTCTCGATCACTCCGAATTACTCTCCCAAGTTCGCATCTCCAGACTTACAGCAAATCCCCCCTGAAGAAGTCCGTGACGAAATTGATGCACGGGCCGAGCGCATGGAGCAGACAATCCGCGACATCATGCGTAAGACGGATTATGTTGGGGTTATCAGCGATACGGTTCTTGAGATGTGCCTGTATGGGACGGGGGTTACTAAATCCATTGTCCTCAAGGGGTATAACTACCCTGTATATACAGTTGCCCGTCAAGACCCGAATGTTCTCAAGGCGGAAGACCTGTTAGAGTCTGAGTTAGTTCCCACAGTGGAGAGAGTCTCCATTTGGGACTTATTCCCAAACCCAGAGGCAAAATCCATTGAGGATTGCGATTGGGTGATACAGCGAGGGAGTTATTCGCCTCAGCAAATGATTGCGCTGGGGGAGCAGAATGGCTTTGACAAGAAAGCAATCAAGGAGGTTCTTGAGACTGGGGAGGGTGAAGAGTACGGAGTTGATCAATCTGAATCTCCCACACGCTCCTACACGAGTGGGGGAAATCGCACCAAACGCTTCCAAGTCCTAGAAGAGTGGGGGACGTACACAAAGGAGGATTTGGAGCCGTATGTGGATGTCTCTAAGTACAAGAGTGACTCTATCCCCATGTGCATCACAGTATGCGGGGATAAGGTCATTCGTGTAGTAGATAACCCCTTTGACGGGAGAATCCCATACGACTTCTGCTACTGGGAGAAGAACCCAGACAGCATCTGGGGGGATGGGATTTATTTCTCTATCCGTGACTTGCAAGACATCACAAACTTCGCCTTTGCACAGCTTGTCGAGGGCAAGGCACTTGCCTCTAACCCCATCTCAGTTATTGATCCTCAAGCCTTCGACCCGAAGGAGGACATCGAGAATATATACCCCGGAAAGGTGATCAAAGTGCGTCCGGGCAATGATGTCCAAAGTGCCTATCGCCCAGTGATCATCCCTGATGTCACTAATGGGTTGGCAGAGTTGATCAGCATGGTTGAGCGACAGGCAGACATGGCTTCTGGGCAATCTGCTATAGGGTTGGGTGAATCTGCGCCATATCAGACGAAGACTGCAACAGGGATGTCGATATTGCAGTCTAACAGCAACAAGTTGACGGCTGAGATTGTTCGCTCTGTGAGTAATATGATTTCGGGCAATATCCGCGCAATCTATCACTGGGTGATGTCTGATTCGCAAGACCCCTCTCTCAAGGGGGACTATGATTGTGAATGCACTGGGTTCATGCAGTATGTTGCTAAGGAGGTTCATAACACGCAATTGATTGGGTTGCTTGGGGCTTTGGCTCAGAACCCGGATTTGAACTCAGAGGTGAAGCGCAACAAGTTCATTCGCCCAATCTTCAGAGCATTCTCTTTTGAGCCTGAAGAATATGTGATGACGAAGGAAGAGAGTGAGGCGAAGGCGCAAGCGGAACAGCAAGCACAACAAGCCGCAATACAGGCAGAGATGCAAGCCAAGGCGCAGATGATGCAAGCACAGATGCTATTGCAAGAGAAGATGGCTGTGAGTTCTGATGATCGTAAGCGTGAAATCAATGAGCGGGAACTGTTGATGCAACAGGGGAATCAACTAATCGAGAATGCCGGGTTTGAGGATGAGTCTATACTCTTGCGTGAGCAGAAAGAACAGGCACAAGAAGCCGAGATGATGCAAGAGATGCAGGGGCAACAAGAAGATAAGCAACTTGACCAAGTTGAGCGGGACTTGAATAATCCACAGCAACCTGTATGATACAGATAGACGCTGGGAATTACATAGCTAATCTGAAGACAGACCCGCGATGGATGTCGGTTGAAAACCACATTCTGGGTTTGATTGAAGAGCGCAAGGATATTTTATCGGCGAGACTCCTTTATGGGGAAGCCGAGATAGCAAAGGCCAATTGCTTGATAGGGGAGATACGAGCCCTGAAGGAGATTGTGCTACTGCCTGAGCAGATGGCAGAAAAAGGACAGAGGGAAGTCCTATCGGGAGAGTGAACCTCACCCCGTAAACCTTAAAATCAAGGGGCAGTCATGGCTGAAGAGGCCGAGCAGAGTAACGAAGAACTCTGGGATTCAATCCCGGAGTATGGAGAGTCTGAAGGTAGTAGTTCCGTACCAGACGAGTCCGAACCCGTAGAGGAGGAGGATGAGGAGATCGAGGACGACTATGAAGAGGCGGAGGAAGAGGAAGACTCCAAGCCTGAAGAAGACCCCCCAGAAGAGTCTAGGGAAGATTGGGAAGAACGCTACAAGAACCTAGAGTCGTCACATTCTCGCAGAGGGAACGAGGTTTATAACCTCAAGGAAGAGCGAGATAATCTGAGACTTGAAAAACTGGAGCTTGCACAACGGCTTCAGGAAATAGAGTCGAATAAGACGACTACAAAGGAAGAGCCTGCTCCCCCTGACCCCTATGACGATGAGCAGTATTGGAGTGAGGCAGAGCGTGAGGTACTGAAAGAGTACCCTGACGTTTTTGCCATTGCGAACAAAATTGCTCAGAGAGAAGCGGCAAGATCAGCGCAGGGCATCCCACGGGATGACTCTGCTAAAGAAGAACTTGCAGAGCTTCGTGAAGTGGTTGCCGGATTAGGTGATCATTTCACACGAAATAGAGCTTTTGAGCAACTGGACGAGTCTGTCGGGCCCGTCTGGAGGGAGGTCGATAAAGACAACGACTTTTTCGACTTCGTTAATGCGAAGAAGTTCTATTACCGAGCTATGAGCGAAGGTGATTTGGAAGAGAAGGCAGAGGTCTTCAATGCCTACCTTGACACAGATGCAGGGAGGCGTAAGTATGGTCAAGAAGAACCAGAAGAAGAAGAAACCTCCCCTGCTCCACGCCAAAATCAACGGAGAGAGGCGGCTCAAGGTCTTGTAAGTGGTAAGAAGTCAAGGGGGAGTAAGCCGAGAGGCAAACTTGTGGGGGACGACTTGTGGGATTCCATTCCCGATCCAGAATAATGCTTTATTAGAAAGGTCAATATGGCGACTTTTACATCAGGCACTGCTGGCGGAACTGGGACTCTCCAATCTACCTCCGGTTTTGGAGCGAAGTACGGGGAACTCAGTGAAGCCGATGCTTTTACTATTCAGAAGAAATTTCTGACGATCAGTAAGAAACTGGTCACTATGGCGCGTTTTGCGCAGAAGGAAACCAAGCCTCTCCATGAGGGGAAGGATGTGCGCTGGCGGCGTTACGAGCGATTTCAGGTGAATACCTCCACGTTGAGTGAAGGTGTTACCCCGGAATCTGATACGCTTCAGCAGACTACGATCATGGCAACCCTTAGCCAGTATGGACGTTGGGTGCCGATCACGGATGTCATGCTTGCGCTCTCCACGGACCCCATTGTTCAACAGATCACGGATCGTCAAGCGATTCAGATGGCTGAGTCGATGGATACGTTGGCATATGCCGCATTCAAAGCAGGGACGAATGTGATTTATGCGGGTACTGGTGCTTCAGGGAGCGTAACTCACAATATCGTTGAGGCTACTACGGCTTCTTATGATAATACGAGTCTCCCTACGAATATCCGCAAGGCGGTGAATACCTTGGAAAACAAGGATGCGGTTAAAATCTCGAATGTTGTTAAGCCAGCGTCTGAGTATAATACCGAACCTGTTGCCGAGGGCTTCTTTGCTATTTGTCATCCTGATCTCAGGGTTGACATTGAGGATGTTATTGGCTTTACTCCAGTTGAGAAGTATGCCAATTACGGAGCAGTCATGGCTGGGGAGATCGGAAAAATTGGCATGGTCCGCTTTATTGCGACCACGCTTGCGACTCCGGTAGATTCCACATCCTCAAAAGTGGCTAATCTGAAGGGTGGCCCTGTTGATTCAACTGGGAAGTCCGGGCTTTATAGCACTTTAGTGTTTGCTAAAGATGCTGTGGGTTGTGTCTCTCTTGCAGGGAAAGATGCCATGACTCCCACGGTTGTCACGCCGAAGGCTACTGCG